ACAAGAGAAGTGCCAAAGAAAGCGTGTGGCTCTGGATCGCACTCAAAGATCGCATATGGCGCATAATCAGCTTCATAGAAGTTAAGTATCTTATATGTAGAGCCAGCACACAGAAACTGATACAAGACAGGAACACCTGTGCCTTCTATATCCAGTTCCATATAGGCATTCGTTACCGTAATCTTCTTAGAAGCGCCTGAGATGTTTTCATCTTCGCTTTCATCTACAGAATAACCACGGCGCTCAAACTCAGCCTCATCATCAGTTACGCTGTATTCGCTACTATCCAAGCCAGATAAATCATCTGGGCTAAACCCCATTGCAATCAAATCAGCAACGCGCATTTCTGTGCTGTGTCCACAGATGTAATAATCGTCAATGCCACGCGAATTTCTATCTACAAAGAAATCTTCTGGTGGGATGCTTTCTATGCAAATGTCACCCTTTGGAATAGACCTAGAAACCTTAACGTCATGCTCTGGAACCTCTATGTCTAAACCCTGCTCATCCAGAGAAGCATTGATCCGCATTTCATGCTCAAGAACCTCAATATCATCATCCTCTACAACCAAACCAAATTCTTCGTCTGTAAGGTTTGTGAAGGTGTGTATTTCTGTGTCTGTTTCTTCTTTATAGTAAACGTATCCAATGCCAACTTTCTTAACCATAGCATCTTGGAAAACATCGTTTAAAACACGATAACCATCGTGCTGCTGGAACTTGTAAGAAACAAAGCTGGTTGCTTGTTCCGCAGCCGCAACATCTTCTGGGCCACGCGGCACAAACTCAACAGGCTTTTCGCTTGTTAAGAATATGCGCTGAATGCTTGGTTTTATACCGCGCACAACTTCCCGACACTTAGTTGCCACAACCTTGCTGCGACCTTCTTCATGTCCTATGTTTACTTCGCCATCAAAGTAACGCTGTGATTTGATCCTCTGTGGCGCAATTTCGCTATCAATGAAATCCACCGCGTCTGTAATTGCTTTGGAAACAATGCTTTCAATCTGTGTTTGATCTAGTGGTTCTAAACGCATTTATTGTCTCCTACTGCGTCAACAAGCCTACGCCCATCATGGGCAAGCCACTTTCAGGCTTCAAACCTGTCGCTTCCATTGCTTGTTGCTCTGTGGGCTTTTGCGCCCCAACACCAAGATAATACATTGCACGATTATATGCATAATCTCTAGCTTCTTGAGAAACTTTCCGACCCATCTGTACCTGACGCATTACGTTTAAAGCGCGAACAGCATCATCTGTTCCCACCTCAGTCAACGCTCTTGCAATATCGTTATAGATGCTCATGCGTTGGTTTTCTGTGAACTCATCAGTAAAACCCGTCAACTCACTTACAATCTTTCTCGTAGCCTCTAGTGGTTGACCGCGCAGCAATGACGTAGCTGGCCCTGCTGAAGTCATTTCCTCTATGCCTTTTTGCGTTGATTGGCGAATAGCTGTAGCACTGTTGCGTGATAGACCAGCGCGAGTAATTGCTGCCTGACCTACTTGATCAATTTGACGCAAGAAATCATCTGTCTGTTCACCCATTACCGCTGTAATTTTTTCTCTTGCACTTCCTGATGATGTAAGCCGGTAAAATGCATCTAATTGTCTGGCCTCTAGGTCTGGATCGCTTGGAACTGCCTTAACATCTTGAAGAATATTCCGAACATATTGTGACATTCCCATTCTCAACGCCTCTAGCTGCGCCTGAGATGGATCATCCCCTAATGTTTCTAAAACATCTTCAATTTTTGTTTGTTTCTTTAAAATATCCTGACCCATTCTAAATGCGTTTTCTTCTGCAATGGTATTCCCCCCTAATGTCACTGCTTCATCGTACACACGCGCACCACTTTTGGGGTCAACAATACCAGCGCCTAACTCTCTGCGTAAGTCACTAGCTAAACGTGAATATCTGCGGCCTTGCGGAGAAAATTTATATGTTTGCGGGTCACGATTATTTTCAGCCAATGTTTGCAGCGCACGTTTTACATAATCAAGCTGTTGAACATTCATATCTTCACTGATGTTTACAACATTTCCTGCCTCGTCTAACTGCACACGAATTTGCATGTTTTGCACATTATCAGCAAGCATATCTGCGTTGGCTTCTTCAATCGCAGCAGTCAAGGTTTTTTTATCTATGCGATTAATAACAGACATAATACGCTCACCAGCGGAGCCAGTAGAGTAATCAATAGGCGTATTATAAGCGCGAGAATATGCATCATTACGCAAGTCTTTAGTTCGATTACGAATTGCCGCAACAGCCCTTTCAGCACCGATCAATGGATCACCTAATGTTTCAACTAAAGTTTTTTCTAGCTGGCCTTTTACTTCTTCTGCCCGCCGACCGATGTTAGTTGCAACAGTTTGCGCAGGCTCTGGCCCCGCTTGGCTTGCTGCATCTGCTAACGCTCTTGCGGCAACCCCAGCATCAGCAAGCATACCAGTATCACCAGCGCGTTGGATGTTTTCAATTGCTACATTTATGTCACCACCTTGGGCAAACGCGCTTTTAATAACCCTTGCAGCCGATCTACTAATACCTAACGCACTCTGGATTGCTTTCAATTCAGAGGCTTTAATAAACTCTCCTAATCTACCCGCACCCTCTGCCACAAATGGTAAACCTGAGGCAATCGTAGCGCCAGTTGCTGCCGCAAGCCCGCCGGTAAATAAACCTTCTTCTAAGCGCTCACCACTTTCTGCTTCTCCCGCCGCCTGAATACCCGCAGGAATGCCAGCGCCAATTGAACCAGCAGCCGCTGCTCGCAATACGTTAGGCCCGCGAGTAAGGCTAGGATCACGGCCAAATATTGTTGCTAGTTGTGGAAACGCTTTTAATGCGCGTGAAGCGTCATAAGTACCTACGCCCGCTTGTATCAAAAATGTTTCCAATGGCTTTTGTGCAGATTGTGCCTTTCGCAAAGCATCGCTATATTTTTTATAATCGCCGCCAAACATTCCCTGCACAATTTCATCAGCAAATGAACCAGCGCCAAACATCATAGCTTGCTGACCAACTACACCTCTCGCCAAATTAGGGTTTTCTTGCAACAACGCTTTTTGCTGAACGTCTGTAATCATTTCCCCTGTGGACATACCCTCTGCAAACGCCTTAATGCGCTCTGGATCTGTTGAAGAATATCCTTCCCCAACAATATATTGCGTTCCATCTGGACGCTGCAAAACTGCATCATTGCCTCGCGCCAATGGATTACCCTGCATATCTGTGGCAACAACGGCGGCAGTCTCAGGATTAATCTTATCAGCAAGTTTATCTGCCGCATCCTGTGAGTTAGCCGTTACCCGAACAATTTTGTCGCTTCCTTGCAAGCGAAAATAGAACGGACGCTTTTTCTTTTTGCCGTAGAAGGTATCTTTTTCAGCCATTTCCGTTCCTTAAAATTTTAGTCTTTCGTTTCCAGCAGGCGTTGTTGTGCTGTTATTTTGGTTTTTTTCTAATTCTTTTCGCTGTTCATCATATGCCGGTGTGCCGTATAGCGGGTTTAAATCTTTCGCAAATTGTGCTGCTTGGTCTTTTGCGTACTGTGTAGCATTGGGGCCAGACGATGCCAGCATCATAGTTGTAACAAGTTCGCGGGTTGCACGTTTTTGTGCTATAATTTCAGGTGGATCAAACGGTTGCGGGAAGTATTGTTTATTTGCACTTTCAAATTCACTCTCAGCAATTGAAGCACCACTTTCACGGCGCAACACAGCATTTACAAAATTTGTCCTAGCTTGGTCATATGATTTAAACTCAGTGCTTGTAAGCGCTTGCCCAAAAATTGGTATTTTCTGAGCTATTTGTTGAAAAAGCTCTGTTCCCACATTTTCTGTAGCGGATAGTATCTTGTTAGAAAGTTCCATACGCGAACCATAGCTCATAGCCCCAGATTGATCCTGTGTTTGCTTACCTAAAGAAATGACTGTGCCATCTGCTAATGTAATTGTACCTTCACTTTGTGCTGCCTTTGGTGCAGTAAAGATTGGTTTACCTGTTTTTCGATCTACAAGAGTGTTGCCAACAACAACATAGTCACCAGCTTGCGACTTCAGATATGCGCTATAAACGTCACCAATAGGCACACCCATCTCAATAGCTTGTGAAAATGTTTCGCCACCTTCTTGAGATTTCAACCATTCAAGTGTTTTATTCTTTGATTGCGTCTTTAAGCGTCTAGCACCAGATGCCCTAAACTGCTCACCCATGCGCTCATTAGGTCTTACTAGAGGATCTAGTGCCGCCCCAAAGCGCTCCATTGCTGTCATACCTGTTTCTGGATCTTGCTGGCGCATAATGTCCATGAAGCCTAGAAGTCCAGAGCGGGGTGGCGTGTTTGGGTTCATACTCATTTCAGGTTCCTTCGATAACAGTGAGCCGCCACCAATTCCAGAAGTAGCACTTAACGGTTGTTGCGTTTGAATTTTAGGCGCACCCGTTCTAAAACCACCGGCACTGCCAAATAAATGACTACCTATCTTTCTGCCAGCCATTCCTTTTGCCCAGCTTGGCTTAGAAATACTTGGATTAAAGAAGTGTGTTGCACCCTCAGTTACATCAGCAGCCTCGCCCGACAGAAGCAAATCAGCCACTTCATAAGCGCTGTTGGAAGGCTTTATGCCACCCATGTCTCTGCCCTGACCCTTACCAGCAGCGTAAAGCATAGAGCCATCTGGCATCTTAGTCGTGTTCCAAGGAGAAAACTGTGCAGGAGCTAAGATAACGTCTTGCAACGTACCGCCTTGCCTTGCCCTATTCATAATCACATTGCCAACAGGAAGCATGTCATTAATGCTCCCATTACCGGCCTCTGCCATTAGCGTTCTTGCTAATAGCTCCCGATCACTTAGGTTTAAGGCGTCAATAAGTTGCATTTACCGTCCAAGCATTGCCGCTGTTTGTAAGTAATTTAAAAATGAGGGCTGATTTTGTGACGTCACTCCTGTTGGCACTCCTGCGCCCGTCAAACCACCGATAAGCGTATTTAAACCACCTGTTGGTGCGCCAGTATATTGACCAAAGTTCTGCTGCCCAGCCCCAATTAATTGCTGCATTAAGGCTTGCTGCATAGCGCCTTGCTGCATTTGCTGCTGCTGAATAGATTGACCCATGTTGAATTGCTGCTGCCCTAAACCCGCTAGGCCACTTGCCGCGCCTTGCTGTATGCCTGCGCCGGTAAATTGACCTCCAAAATTGGCTTGATTTGCAGCTTGCTGCCGCGCAGCTTGGGCTTGGATCGCTTGGTTGATTTGTGCTTGGTTTGCAAGACCAGCTTGCTGACCAAATCCAGCTTGCGTTATTGCCGCTTGGTTAAGCGCATTCATGCTTGATAACCCAGCTTGCTGCGTAAGCCCCGCCTGCTGCGCCGCTACTGCGTTTTGTGCTGCTGCACCTGACAATCCTGCTTGTTGCGTTAAGCCAGCTTGCTGTGCCGCTACTGCGTTTTGCGCTGCTGCGCCAGCTAAACCTGCTTGTTGCGTTAAGCCAGCTTGCTGTGCGGTGGCTGCATTCTGTGCTGCTGCGCCAGCAATGCCTGCTTGTTGCGTAAGCCCTGCCTGCTGCGCCGCCCGCGCTGCGTCTTGTGATGACCCCTGCAATCCAGCAGCCTGCGTAAATCCAGCTTGAGCCAAATTAGCTTGATTTAAAGCAGCCATGCTTTGCAAGCCAGCTTGTTGCGAAAGATTACCTTGAGCCAAATTAGCTTGGTTCAATGCACCCATATTGGCTTGATTTGCTGCCTGCGTTAGCTGTGCTTGCTGCACCGCAAACTGGTTAGCTGCTTGCATGTTTCCAGCCCGCGCTGCCTGCTCTCTTGCAGCCGCAGCCTCACGCGCCTGTTGGCCTAATTGCCCAGCTTGAAACCCTTGTTGTGATGCAAGTGTTCTGGCCGCTTGAGTTTGACCGATATCAAACTGACCAGCCTGCCGCGCCTCTTGGAAACCAGCCTGTCTTTGCTGCGCCGATAGCTGACCCGCTTGACGTAACGCTTCACCCGCAAGCACACCTTCCTGCACAGCCTGCCGCGAACCACCAAAGGCTTTTGCAGATGTAGCCTGCGCGCCCAACTTTTCTGATGCCATCTGACGCTGACGTTCAATATCTGCCTGACCCGCTTGAACTACTTGCTGCGTGTAAGGGTTCATATACTGTGAAACGTCTTGCGTTCTTAGTGTATCAACCGCAATTTGCTGTGGAGCCTGCACTGATCGAACCGCACCAACAGATTGCATACGTTCCGCTGGCCCCAATTGAGCCGCTTGCATTTGCGATACATCACCCAGCCTTGCGCCGCTGTAAGTTGATACATCGCCCAATTTTGCCGCAGTAGGGCTGGCCGTTTCTCCGACTGTAGCACCACGATAGGTTTTCGTTGCCCCTACTGTAGCGCCGCCATAAGTTCTTGCGGGTGATACCATTGCGCCGCCGTAAGTATTCGCAGGCGATACAGTTGCGCCGCCGTAAGTAGTTGTTGGAGCAAGTTGAGCGCCGCCAAACGTGGCAATTGGGCCTGTACCGGCTGCTTTCATTTGCTGGGGTTGAAAATTTGCAAGCTGGTTCATAGTATTTTGGGCTTGGCCTACTGACTGTG